ATAAAATTAATTTCGGGATATAAATTTTTTAATTCATCTCTAATTAAATCTTCTACCACTTCTACATTCCCTAAGTCATCGTCACTAAACCCAACACTAATACCTTCAAAATCTTCGTCATCTTTTATTTTAGATATTTGTTGTACCACTCTATCTACAAAACTCTTAAACGCAATTTTCTTTCCTTCTTCGGGATTTGTTCCCACACTTTCTAACCCGAATTGTTTGGCGAACTCTGATGAGGATACTGGATGATAATCTTGTAGGTTTAAATATTCGTCTATAGATAAACCATTAAGATTCTTTTCCATCTCTTTTCTTTCCACATGACTAAACGCATTATTTATGATTACTTTAATACCTTCTTTAATCGCCTGTGGTGGATTTGATCTGGCGGTGATTATAGAAAAGTCACTACCACTTATTAACGCCTCTTTAAATTTTTGGAAACTAGGTCCCATTTTATTTTGATATAATGCTCTTTTTGTGTCTTCTATAAATGAGTCATAATCTCTGAAATCTTTAAATGATTGTGTAATATCATTATTAAGATATCTAAACTCATTACCTAACTTATGTCTAACACTTCTAAATTGTTCTGTGGAAACTGAAACAGGTACATACGCATCCGTATTACCAATTCTATAATCTAAATGTATTCTTGTGGGCATAATTAATATGTTATCATCCCAATCAAACGAATACGCCTTTTTCTTAAATTCTTTTAATAATTTATATTGTGATTCTGTAAGTTTAATATTCATATAATATAAATATTGTCGGATCATAAAAAACCCCCACATAAGTGAGGGTTTAATTTAACTATTTTTATTTTTTTAGATATCATCGAAAGATGCCCCAGTGTTAGTGATGTTGAACTCAATCGAAATGAATTCTAACGATCTTGTTGGTTTAATAAAGATTCTACCATTAAGTTCGTTTCTATCAATAGACTCTGGTGTGTCATCCAATACAACTCTAAAGTCAGTTAAACCTCTCTCTTTTCTAATGTTATCCAAAATTGGGTTAACCAAACTTAAGAACTGATTTCTTACAACATCATCATTTTGTTCGAATAACAATCTGATTGACACCGCTGAAATAAGTTTTCTCGCTTGTAACAACAATCTTCTAACACTAATTCTATTAAGTGCGGTTTCTTTAACTTGTAAAGTTTTATTACCGAAGATTACAACTCCTACATCTGAGAATGTCGCCATTGGGTTAATTCTTCCTTCGTATAAGTCATCTCTATCATCTAATTTAAGTTTCACTCTCGCTTTGATTGCGTTTGTTGTACCTCTATTTAAACCTGCCGCTGCGAACCAAGGGAACGCTACGTTATCCGTAAGGGCGATGTTTCTCATAACTTCTAATGTAGGTGGTAACCATACATATCTGTTATTTTCTGTATCATTCATCTGTAACCATGGCCAGTATGTAGCGGAGTAGTTAGAGTCGATTCCTGAATCTTCTATAATTTCTACCGCTTCGTCTGGTGTTAACGCTAGTCCATCATCATCAGTATCAGGCGTTGTAATTACATAAAGTGAATCCGCTCTATCAACCTCTACCATATCTACTGCGTTTTCAATCAAACTGATATTATCTCTTAAATCAATACCTGGTGTTGCGAATACATTAATGTTAACCGCTTCAGGATTGTTATAAGTGTAAATACCATCTAAGTATGCGTAGTAGTCAGAAGTGATTCCTTGATCACCTTCAGTTGTTACAAATGATGAGAATACTCCTTTTGATTCTCCAAGAGAACCTTTAGAACCTGTTTTAGTATAATTATCTGTATTAGTTCTTTGTAGTCTATACTCATCCCATCCGTCCCATCCACCGAATGATGTGAATGTGAATTTTCTTGCCGCTAACTTCTCATAAGGTCCACCTACTAATCCTGCGTCTGATGTGAACGCCGACACACCAACTTGTAGTGTAGGTACATAAGTGTTAACTCCTAAGTCAACTGACGCACCATTTGCGTTTACATCTAAGTGGAATCCATCAGTTTTACCTGTGAAAACTCCGTTGTTAACTGCGTTTTTACCTTTGTAATCGAAGAAGTCTTGATCTACTCCGATATCTGTATTTAATCCTAAATAAGTTTTTCTTAATTTAGAAGTATTAAAATCTGTGTATTCTGTTTTATATTCGATCTTAGGTGGTAATGAAGTCCTAGAACCAATGTAAGTTCTATTCAACACACCCTCAAATCCTGCAGGGAAGTGATTAACTAAATCAGGATCATCTAAATAAGAAGCTTGAGTGTCACTATCATAGAATTCAACCATAATATACTTACTTCTTAATGGATATTCACCATCGTTAGTACCTATTTTTCTTCCAATGAATCCAGTACTATTGATATCTAAATTCAACGAAGAGAATTTTTCGATTACAGATGGATTAGCATCTGAATCATTAAATTTTCTAACTAATAAATCAAATGTTTTATCATCTGGTTTAATATTGATGATAGAGAATTTAACATCTTGGTTAGCCATATTACCATCAGATATTGTAATGAATCTAAAAAGTCTTTGTAATGTTGCACCTGTACCAGTACCTTTTAATTCTGAAAGTACCCAAGGTGATGCCGCAGATTTCCATTGTTCTTTATAGTTTGATAAATATCCACTTGAATTGGCAGTTGTATCTCCTGAAATATTGTTGAAGTCTATGTCTAAACCTCTAACTTGACTTTTAGCGATTAAGTCCTCCAATACGTTAGTATAGATTTCCTCAACCCATAATTCTGTTTCTTTGTCTTGTGTTGAACTACCGAATACTCTTGGTAAGAAATTCTTTTTAGTTCTATCCATTGACACATCATAACTAAATGTGTTACCATTACTTGCGGTACCATTAATTGTAAATGATGCCAATGCGTTAGATTTAATACTTGTTGTGTTACTCATAATTGCGTCAGTCGCACCTGTAACATCAAATACTAAAGTCTCATTTGCGTCATAATCACCTCTTGATCTCAATGTTGCAATTACACTACCATCTATATCCGTTAAACAAGTTGCGGTGTAACTAACTACCGTACCACTTGTAGTACCAGTAACATAAACACCACTTGTTCCTGTAGTTGCGACTTCCATATCGAAAGTTGCACCACTAAAGTCACATCCTGTTTTAACATAAATTGGGTTAGTTACTGAAATAGTTGATCCAGTATCTAATAATCCTAATGTAGATAGTGAAAATTGTCCGTCATTGTATAACGCTTCTAAGTTAGCATTGTTCCAACTTAATGCAACTGGATTACCTGTTGTTTCTGCGGTATATGTTAATAAAGGATTACTTGTGACTGTAGATGCACTACCTACAGTTGTCGGATCTTCTGCGGAATCCAATGTGATTGCCCACGCATTACCTGCGTCATAACCAGATAAACCTAAAACTCTACTTACATATAATTGATTAGTTTGAGTTAAAAATGATTTGGCGATATAATTTAATTCGTATTTGTGGTAACCAGTACCCTTAAACTTCTCAGGGTTTAGTCCACCAAAATAACTAATAAATTCATCGTAGTTAGAAACAAATACAGGTTCAAACGCCGGTCCTTTAGGAGTTTCACCTAATAACCCTAACGTTGTAACACCGACTTGTCTCGTTACGAATGTTAAGTCCTTTTCTGATGTGAATACACCTGGACTTACAAAAATTCTGTCTGTTGATGCCATTTAATTTTATTTTTTAAACATTTATTATTAATTTCTTTTTATAATAAATATGCGGATATTTTTGAAAAAATTATTTTTGTTGTTTTACAACAAAAAATAGTATGAATTTTATCATACTTTTGTCATACTTACATATTTATAGTATATGAAAAGGGATAAAAACTTAAAAATAACACCACAAACACATAAATTATTAAAAGAGTATTGTGAGAAGAATGGTCTTAAGATGTTCGCCTTTGTAGAAAAACTTATTAGAGAAAAGTGTAAAACTAAGACTGATATTTATGGTGATGAGATTAGTTAATCCCTAAAATATTCTTTAGTTGTTGGATTTGTTCTAGTGTTAATTTTGTGAAATCTAAATTATTCATATTGGTATCTGAGTTTATATTTGGATCTTCAAAAACAATTTCCCTAGATATTCTATTTTCAATAGTTGCTTCTTCTTCAGTTTGACAATCATGTACATCTACATGCCAACTATCTTGACCATTTCCTTGTAATTTATATGTATATTTTGTTATCATTATAGTTCTAATTTAATTCCTACTCTAAATTGTACTGCAGTTGGGTTAGTGGTAAAAGTAGGGGTCTCTATGATTACGAAAGTTCTACCAGCATTAATATCTATTGATAAACCTGTGATTATAAATTCTTGATGTCTGCTAGTTGCAGTTACAGTCGATGACAATGTGTTACTTGTTGCTCCACCATCGGATAAAAAATTAACTGTTATATTTTCACCACTAGCAAATGTACTAGCATTATAAACTCCAATATAAGCTTCTGTTATTGTTCCTGATGGGAGGGGTATATGAGCAACTGCATTCACACTAGTTTGTAGAGTTGTCATTTGTCCAAGATAGTACCTAGCATTATCTGCTAATGAAGTATTTTGAACATTAAAATATGAGATTGAGATACTGTCACTGCTAGTGGTATTACCACTAACAACATAACCGTTAGAATCTATCCCCAAAGTATTAATAGAGGTTCCTGTCCCTAAAGTTCCTATATTTACTGTACCAGTAACACCTAAATTACCATTAATTATTGTATTACCACTAACGTCTAATTTTTCTGTCGGTGTTGTTGTACCAATACCAACATCACCATTTGGTTGAATTCTTACAACTTCTGTTGGTAGAGAATTAGATGCCCAAAAACTAAGACCAATTCTTGTATTATTAGGTCCATTATAGGGTCTAATCTCAGCATAACTAGATGTTGATCCTGCATCTAATCGTATACCATTTTCTCTAACACTATTGATGGTAGATAAATCAGGATTAGAATTTTCAATTCTTAAAATACCTTCATCAATATGTACTTTTTGTGTGGGTGATGATGTATTCACACCAAGTCTATTATTTATTAAATCAATGGTTACCCCACTTGTTGAACCGAAATAAACATTACCTTCGTCATTTGAGTTAATATTAAGTGGTGAACATGACTGAATATTAGATACGTATAAATTTGTAACACAATTACCTGTATTACCTATATCACCTATAACATCTAAATTACCATTAATTGTTAAACCACTAACTTGATTAATAGTAGTACTAAGTGAACCACCATTATCATCAGTTATAGT